CCCATCGGCAAGTTCAACCGCAGGACCGTCTTCACGATGGCGTATCGTCATTGCTTTGTCCTTGTAGTAATGCTTGTTTCCGTATTCGTTGATGATAATGTATACTGGAGTCATAATGTGTTTTAGTGTTCGTTTCGTGTTCGTTACTTAGAGATCTTTAGCTTGCTTACTTCATGTCCTGAGTGTGATCTAGTTTTTAATAAAGGTTCTCACTGTAGAGCGTTCCATCAGAAGATACTTTTCGTCTGATCTGACCTTCTTTTTCAGCTATTTTCCAAGCATCCTCACGACTTAAAAATACCCCCATTTGATCCACAAATCCTTGTTCCTTGACTTTCAAATGATATTTTTCCCCATAAGCTTTAAACATAATCTTACGCATTTCAGGGGAAAAGTGTCGGATACCGACCACAACATCCCCATCATCCATTAGCATGGCAGCAGCAACAATTAATCTTTCCATGGTATCAGTGTAGTCTAGTTTTTAAGAGAAGTCCTCTTTCTTACCATATGCAGTGAATGTATCACCATCCGCGTTAAAATCAATCCTACCATCCTCATAACCCAAATGATAGAATTCGTTGGAAAGCTCTTCCATGACATCACGGATCGCTTCCACGTTGTCCTCATTGCAAATTCCATTGTTATACAATTCGTTTAATGCCGTTTCAATTTTCATATTATTATACTTTGGTTGTTCATCATCGATTTTCAATACCAGTTCATCACCTTCCACGGTAATCATTCCCCGATCCATCATCTCGTTGATCGTCTGGTTGAAGATAACAGTTCCATCCCATTTGTCAAGCACATCCTTGGCTTGGTGGGGATAAGACATGATAACGCCCACTGTCCCTATCTCAAGGAGAGATAGGCGACCATCAAACAATTCAATCGGTAATATTATTTCGTTATTCATCGTCGCTTACCTTAACACACGCTTCCCAAAAGTCATCTAAATTCTCATTATCACTTATCAAGTGTAAGGAACATTTACCCTGATATTCCACGGGAACGGAACACAACACCAAATCCTCCCTACCACATAGCATGATGGATTTTTCCATATTCTCATGGATTTCAGGATCATAATCAAGGATACATGTTCCCCCAGCTTCCAATGGCAGCATAATCAATTGGTAATCCATCAATCAAATATTTCAGCATCGAAGTCCACATCCTTACAGGTGCAATAACATCTACCAGTATGCCCCTTATTACGAATACAATAATATACCATATATGGAATTCTACCACCGCATATTTTAGTAATTTTTGGAACCCATGATAAAGCATCATCCCCAATCATGATGTGATCATCATCCTCAAAAGCTGCCAAAGCTTCCACTAAGTATTTCTTTTTCATATTAATGTAATTTAAGCCATGATGCCAATGTGTCAATGGTAAATATTCCCATCACGTTGAACTGCCTACATGCTTGATAGAATGCCGCTTGCTTAAATTCTGAATCGGGAGCGTAAATGAATGCCACTTCATTTGGAGTCACCCGAACATAGAACTCCGGTAGCTTTTTGGATACCCCCCACCCCACCAGATTGTTCGCCAATCGCTGGATGGCATCATTGGAAGATGGTAATACGCCTGAAAATACAAAACCAAGGCTTTCACCATGGTAGTATTTGAGTTCGTGGAGAGGTAATGTTTTTTCTTCAACCATTATTGAATGATTTCAATGCTATCAAATTCCACCATCTCCCTTGGCAAATCCTTGAAATATTTCACGGCACGTTTGGAGAGATTTTCATATCCTTCCACAATTTGTTTGATTGTGTTTGGAGCGGTGGGAAGATCATATTCCCTTTCCTTTGCACGGGAAATGGCTCGGTTCAATCCTTCATGCCTATCCCAACGATCAATCGGATTGCAGATGGAATAGCCATAGCAAACCTCGTTCTTATCCCGCAGAGCTACGACCACCCCACGGGGTTGTCCCTTCTTGTTTCTAATGTATCTAATTAGTGTTTGTGCTGTATTCATATTTTTCTATTGTATTCTAGTTTTTAACGGTGATCATTTCCGGCCAATATGGTTGAACATTACCATTTTTTCCGTTCGCCACTGTAAGGTGAAGTCCGCGATAGCCTTCGCTATCCACAATGTTAAGCTCCTTTTTCATTTTGTCAAGTTCTTCAGAATAGACTTTCAGATAAAACATGATGAATCCCTTGGTGTATCCCCCGCGAACAAGGTATGGATCATATTCAAATTCAATTTCCTCCCCATCATAGTATTCAGCTTTCTTCCAATCCACATCTTTGTGGAATTTTTCGTTTGCAACTGTTATATGGGCATCATGCAAGGGCTTCTGTAGATTGATCCAATATTCGCGCTGGATAAAAAAATGATAATAATCAAGAATATCCGATCCCGTCTCCACAACAATGCGGGACTTGGATGAGTCAACCCTGATGGTTCCTTTCGCTTTCAACATGGAACAACCATACGCTAGTTTTTATCCTTTGGTTTTCCAGTCGATCACCATCTTCTCATATGGCTCAACTTCGTAGATGCTATCCCATTCAATCTCCGTGCCGTTATAGGACTGATAATAACCGGGAATGTAGTAATGTCCCATTAATGTCCCATTCTTCTCAACTTTGAAGACGCAGTGCCAATGTTCTCCTTCACCTTCCCCACCCCCTTGTTGATTCACTACTTGCACCACCCAATCGCCAAATTGAATTTTTTCCATACTATCATAAAAGGAATATTCATCAATACCCCATTTCGATTGATATGCTGTTGGATTTTTGAGATATTTGTCAGCACTATCCTTTGGTTCCAAGAACCTGAGAACGTTTCTGATATTCTTGGGATTGAAATTCTCCAGAATATCGGGTAGCTTTTCGCTTTCCAATTCCTTCGCTTTTTCCAATTCTTGCTGCATACGAGCAATTTCCGCTTCTATTTCTTTGCTTGTTTTCATATTAGTCTTAATTTGTTTTGTTGTTCTGCTTGTTTAAATTTATCAATGTAAGAGAAATCTCTATCGTTTCTCAGGACATCAATGTTTGTCAGGATGAAGAACTTGAACCAACCACTACTCATGGTTGTGGCCAATTTCTTCAAAGATTTTTGATACGCTTCAATTTTCGAGAATTTGAAATCATGGGGGATTAGATACCTTTCCAGAGCAGTCACCCACACTTCCTCTTTCACAAGATTTAATTTATCATCATGGGAGAGTTTGTCAAATCCTTTTTTGGAGCATGATACCCCCTCATATACCAAGGATTCGTATAAGGGTTTGTCGTAGATGGCTACGCATTCGTGAATCGAATCGTGATTATACTTTCTCTTCACTGCATCTTCAAAGAATGTTTGGGAATCCTTACCTTTCAGGGAAGCCCATTGTTTGCCATGTTTCAATATCCATGCCTTCACCAACTTCTTATATAACTTTTCATTGACCACACATCCTTTTGATTTGAGAAAGCATACATCGGATACGTGTTTTTCCCAGAATATGTCCCATCCCAAATGGGATAATTTTAGCGTATATAGATGATCCTTGTCAAGAAACCGATCATCTTGATTATTATCTAAAAAATATTGATATTCTGGTATCCAGAGATATTCCACTTCTTTCGTGCTATTACCTTGTTCAGACATGTAATCCATGTCCTTTGGTTCCCTTGAAAAATCGGGAAACCAATGGCGGATAGCGTGACTACCTATGATCAGTGATTTCATTCGATCCATTCCGGTTTATTGCGTTTCCAAGCATGTAAGTGTGCCTTATCATGCTTGTAGAAGAGTCTATACTTCCCCACCTCATCAACATCGTTCCACTCTGGAAGTGTCCTACAAATGGCATCCTCCGCGATAGCAAGGGCGAATGGTGTCTGAGCTTCCGAATCAAAACCAAGTCTCCAGCTATTTGATTCTACCCAATCCAATACATCCTCTGACTTATGACGTTTGTGATAACGTGCTGTATATTCGGATGCGATGGCATATGCGTGTTCAAGTCCCCATAGGAAATTGTCATATGATGTGCGTAGCCAAATCGTCGTTGGGTGTTTGGGATGTGTTTGTTGGTATGGAGCATCAATTCCTTGTAAATGAAAATTTGTGCAGAACATTTGGCAGCTTTCAAGAAGCATCTTCATGTGCCGATCCACCAACCATTTGGCAGATTGAGCGGGACAATAATCGATGGAGAATTGATTCATGCGCTGATCGTATTCTAGTTTTTAACAGTCGTTTTTCAAATCCAACCACGCAGCATAATCACCCTCTTTCAAGAGTTCCATTTCCTTACGTTTGAGTTCAATATCAGCCCGAATACTCTCAGGTGTTTTACGATCATCCCTATCCGTATTGATCCAAAAGATTTGCCAATCCTTATCATCCGAATTTTCCAAAACACTTTTCAAATACTTCTCGGCATCCTTTTCATCTCCATACCTCATGCTTTTAATGCGAACATAAGGTTCATCGAATTCCAACTGATTGTCCACATCGTTCCAATATCGGGCGATGAAATAGTATCTACCCTTCAGACCGATTTTCTGTTCAGTGTGGACATAATAAGTCCATTCATCCCCATTCTCTTTCTTTGCCATAGCTAGAGCCTTGCGCTTTGTGTCAGTGATGTAGTTTCCTGCGATGGCACTTCCGCCGCTACAAGTCATGCCTATTGTGTATTGTTTCATTTTATTGTTCTACAGTATGATATTTTACTTCTTTTGTTTGTAGAAATCTGATATAGTTTTCGGCTTCATGTTTGCTGCGCCATTGCATACTGTTCGTCCACCACCAAAGAATTTTTTCTTGAACTGTAAAGGTGCTGACACCATTGCCATTAATTGTTTCTTGTATTCTATATTTCATATTTCAAATTCTTTAATAGTCGTTTCTCCAGTTGGAATGGAAAATTTATTGATTATTTCAACACCTCTTTCAGCGGCTTCCAAAGAATCATATCCTGAATTAAGATAACCACAAAATCTGTGTACTCCATTGGTAGCATTCTCCCAATATTCCCACCATAAAAATTTGGTTAGGTATTCTATATGATACCATGTAGCAAACCCATTTCTTTTTTCAACTATTCTAAATTTCATATTTGTCCATCAATTTATCATATTCGTTCTTATAGTCAAGAATCATTTCTCTTGCACTTGCAGAACAATCCATACTGTTCATCCAAAGAATCACAGCTTCCGCCACGCTATAACATCCTGAGCCGAAAAACATTCGTATCATTTCTTGATGATGTTCTGGCAGCAACTCAAATCTTTCGTCAAAAATGGCATTGTGATATTCTCTTTTCATAGAAGCGGTGCTGTGATCGGTGTTGGGGTTTCTGGAAATTTTGCCTTCATATTATGGACTTTTTTATAATCAACCAATCCGATTGAATCGTGATATTCGATCATCTGAACAACATAGGCATAAGCGTTATACAGCCCCTCGTCTTTCTTTCTAAGTTCGTCTTCTCTCAAAAGATCATTCATTCTCAAATTAGCTTTGTCACGATGATACAAAGCCATGTAATAGATGTTTTTGAGTAATTGTTTTGGGGGCGTTTTCATACTTCAAATTCGTAATAAGTTGTCACCTGAGTATCCCCACATTGATCGCAAGTCTCTGAATAGTGGGTATCCTCAACGGGAAGCAATTGCACCAAATCATTCACCCCGATTTCCCCATCATCAAACATGCGCTTGATTTCCACAAACAGATCATCGTGGAACTTTTCACGCTGTTCTTTGGTTAGCTCGTATCGCTTGTCTTCGCATGAGTAAGCAACACCATTGACTTCCAGATGTCCCCCTGCCGTGCATCCATCGGATATGTTGATTTTGTATTTCATTTCAATAGTTCCTTTGCTTTTTCTTCCAATGCTTCCCTACAATAATTATACGTCCCATCGGATCGCTTTCCAGTAGCAACAAGACCCACAAAATTCTCAAGTTCAAGGACTCTCAAGTGTTCATCAATCCACTTCTCGTAGAAGTATTCTCTAGGATTTGCTTCCATGTCCACGCTCATTGTATTCTAGTTTTTAAAGAGAATACCCCATCCCGACAAACAAACGGGATGGGGTATCATGTCTTAGAACGATGTCACACCGTTCATCCGCATCTCCGTTGCCATATCACGGACATTGATAGGCACTTCCATGGCATGTCGGGAATTGGTTTTAATTACAGCCGTGGCTCCACCTCCCAAAATATGAAAGGAACCGTCCTTACGCTGGATCATGTTTACCGTAAAAAGTTTGGTACGTTTCCTTTGGTCTGGACTTCTAAGCCATTTTCTATCTCTACGCATTGTTCGTGTATCATTTGTTTTCTTCATATGTTTTTATTGTTTTTCGTTTTGGAGATACGAATATTCAATTTCCCATTCCTTTCGGAGATTGGCTATCCGTTTCTCAAGCTTCTCAAGATTAGCACCACATTCCTCAATGTCAAGTTCGGTATCGAAAGTATTCAACTTGTGGAATGCAGTGTTCATCCATTTTTTAGTTTTTTCAACCTTTTCAATTAATTCTTGCATATCAGTGATGATCAAATTTTGATGTTTCCTTCTTAGCCATGATTTCCACGACTTCCTCCAGCTTGAAGAAAGCGGTTCCGTTGTATCTCTTGGCATTCTCCACCCCCACATCAAGCATCTTGCCAAAACCATTCCCATCAGGATTGGCTTGCTGGAGATTGCCATGGGAATGTCCAATAAGGGCATCTCTACCCTTGTTTTGATCCGGCCAGATCAAGGGAGCCATGTGTCGGCAATAGAATCGTTCCCGATCAATATCCAGAAGAAATTCGTATCCCATCAGAGTGATGTTGGGAGTGATCTTCATGGGATACAATTGGCAATTCTCAAATCCCTTTGGTAATTGTTTTTGATAGAGTTGTTGCACACCACTATTATGATTCCCAAAAATCATGAGGGTTTCACATGGGAATGTCATCATGAATTCCTGAATCCTTTCAGGACCACATGACAGACCGACATCTCCAAAATGAACGAGCAAGCTATCGGGATGGATGCCATCAATCTGTTCCTGTATCCAATTATTATGATCCTCTGGATTTGAAAATCCCCTTGGGACATATAGGAAATCTTTTCCATGCCCGAAATGGCTGTCACCCATCAGGAGAATTTCCTTATAGTCCTTGCGTTGTTTCTTAATCTTAATCATGTTTTTAAAAGGTGATCACTTCGGCACGTTGTCGCGCCAACTTTTCAGCATCCGAGTTTGAGGATTATGGAATTTATGCCTGTCATTGCTGACTTTTTCCGAACACCCGAAGGCTCCATTTCTCGATCCCGCCAGTCTCCTTACCAAATTAATGGTAGAGGGAGGTTCTGGCAATGTTGTGATGCTGCCGAAGCGATCATTGGAAAATTATTCAGGCATACCATTTTTCAACTTTGTCAAATTCTGTCACAACATCGGCATAGCCCAACCCAACCAATAGATCACATAATGCGCTATCAGCGTAACCATGGGCAGCTTCAGTGTCTCCGTTTTGTTGAGCATTCCAAAGTGCTTTCATCGCAGTCTCTCTCAATTCTTCGTTTGTCATATCCATATTATATTCTAGTTTTTAAAAGCTTACCACACGCAACACACTTCAAAAGCGTGGTCACAGTCTGGACAATTGACTTCCAGATTGTTGCTTCGTTCCGTGCCATGTTCAGGAATGTCCAGCCACCCCCGACCATCCCAAAAATCAGTCGCTTCCAATAGATTGACAAATTTTTCACACTTGGGACATTTGCAATGAAGAGCGACTTCCCATTGGGCTTCTATTTGAGATGGTTGTTGTTTCATTGTAAGGTTGTTTCATTAGACTGTTTTCTAATAGCCTTGATTTTTATCTCAATCTCAAAATCGTAATTATCTGCCGATTCGTTTGGATCATGTAAGAATCTATTGGAATCGATATTCAGAGTTCCCTCCTCATTTTTTCCATAAAAATTAAATTCATAACTCTTTCTCTTTTCACGAAAAGAATCACCCCAAGTCGCCTTTTTTAATACTGCTTTCATTTTTTCAATGCTTCGATGATGTCGTCCATGCCCTGAATGATCTCCACGTTATCCCCATCCTCAATCACCAGACGAGGAACGGCACGAATACCATGTTTCTTAAACCATTCGATATTTTCGGGATTTGTGTAGTCTTTAATCTCCACCTCAAGCTTTTCCTTTTCGATTCGGGCTTTGAGGGTGTAGCAAGGTCCGCATTGGGAACTCGTAGCTAATGTGAATTTCTTTTTCATGATTTTAAGGGTTCAGGTCGTATGGAGAATGTGTGGTATTTTTAGCCCAGAATTCGTGTGGTTTTTTTTCACACCAGATATCGTATGGGTTTGGATATGGAACGGGATTCCATTCCTTGTATTGTTTATTAAGGTCTTCGTAATCCTTTATAGGGGAGGGCCATTTTGTCAAATCGTTCTTTCCAAGAGAATTTTTCAGGGAATTATACAATTCCTCCGCTTCCTCTTTGGTTAGATTGAATTCGTAATCCCCGATCTTGACGTTGATTGTTGTATTTGTTTCAATTTTCTTTTTCATTTTTTCTTCTTTGCAATCTTTTTCAATTCAATCAACCGTTCCATGACTTCGCAAATATCAAGAGGTTTATTATCTTCATACCCAAAATTGATGAAATTATTGTCACAACCATATCCATCTCCCGCAGGAGAATCAATTGTTAATTCTTGGATTGCGCTGTAATACTCATCCTTCACCGCTTTAAGGGTTGATTCCAGTACATTGATGACATGTGCCTTTAGAGCATCGTGTTGCTCAACCGCAAGCGTCTCAGGTGTTGTTTTTAGTAATTGTTCCAAGTTCATAATTTTTCCGTTTCATATACCCAATCATCCACATAACCAGTCTCCCAATCTTTGAATGTTCGCATTCTCACCTTGTAGGTTCCTTCTTCCAAATTCTCAAAATTCTTAAATACCGTATCAGCACCAGAATTCGAACAATCTTCATCAAACCAGTCCACCCAAGATTTTCCACTTTTTCTGGAGAGAACCCGAATATCCTTTCGCATGTGTAGTCCATTTTTATCATGCCAGTGACAGATTGCAACCTTTATGAAGAAATATGATTCATTTCTTTTATCATATTCTTTCAAAAGATCAGCTTCTTGGGTCATGAATTTTTCAATTTCTTCTGCTTCTAACCACATAATCCTAAAAGTTTCTCCATTGATTTCTTCACCAGCTTATCATCCAATTCCTTGTTGTCAAGCATCGCAAATCCAAGCGGAATCATGAATCCGTCCCAATGCTCCTGAATAGCCATTGCTTGCTTCTTACGGGAGTCCAGCTTGGAGATGTATCCCATGGCACGTTCAATGGTGTTGACCGAATGGACAAATTTGCCGTATGCTTCGGTGATTTGCATCATTTCATCTTTGATTTTCTCTGCCAATTCAAAATCAACGTGTTGAACGGTGTAATTATAAAAATCTCCATATTCTATAAATCTTGGGGATGATAGGAAAAAATCCAAAATATTTGAAAGGGAACGCATTCCCGTAAAAATTTTATGAAGGCTCAGATACCATTCACCTTTCAGCTTACGCATTTTCCCACTCTCAGAATATAAAACCACTCCTTCCTTTCCCCGCCACATCTCCACATCTTGGACACATTCCTGAATTGATTCGTAATGATATTTATCTGGTCTTGGAATATCTAAATCTTTTGCCAGATCATCCAAATGCTCCTGAGAAAACATAAGACCCGTTTCCTTATGGATGATACCAATCAAAGATAATTTTGGTTCTGGAAACCCTCCAACCACAATTATGTTACTATTTGTCTGCCATTCGCAAAGGAACGTATAATCAGGATCATCCATCACATAATCAAAGAATTTCTCATATTTTTCCAATAGAAAATCTAATTCGTGTCCATTCTCCAATTGACGTAAATTGGAAGTCCCCCTCGTTCTAGCCAAAAGTTCTCCTCTATATGAATCAAAAATTCCAAGGGAACCATCCAACTTCTCATAGGCTACAAATCTCTCATCCAGAGGGAATTTATCCAAATCTGGTTGTTCAGAGTAATTGAAGAATTTTGGGAACGATCTGGAAATTATGTGATGATCTGATTTACGAATGATCATGGATCGGAACTTGAGAGTGTCTTCAACCCACTTGCATTTTATTGAATCGGGAGTGATCAATAGGCATTCATCCCCAGCAATGGTGACATCTTTGAAGTTAAATTGTTCTGGATCGGGGAGTTTCATATTGTCCATTTTGTAAATTTTTCTTATATTTTTTGGGAACATCCACTAGAAATGCTTGGCACGTTTTATCGGCTTCAAATGAGTGGGGAAGATTGAAATCAAAAATGACACCCTCTCCTTTGTTGATACGACATTCATTTACCTTTTTACCATCCCAAGCGAACAATGTACCGCTACCAGAAATCAACAAACACATTGTCATTGCCGATTTTGGAGAGAGACTGTCAGTGTGCATTCCCACATCACCAAAAGTATAGATTCCTTGTTCATAAACCCTTGGCTTTTCGATTCCACGACTCTTTAGAAATCCACGGACAAAATCTTTGGATTCCTTTGAAGAATGGATGGGATAAACTTCCCCATCTTCAAATTTTTTTCCGATTTTTGTGGAGAATTTGAGAATTTCTTGTTTCTCCTCCGTTGTGATTTCAATTTTCATGGGATCAGTGTATTCTAGTTTTTAAGCTTGTATCTTTCAAACCATTCTTCCAAGGTGAGAAATTCAACATTAGCTGTATCAGACGGGTTGAAGTTCTCACCTAAAAATTCAAATTCCCATATTGAGCCTTCTCTTAGCTCATGGAAATCCACAAAAGCCTGTTCTTTTGATTCATATTCAAACGGTATAGTCTCATCCCCATCAGCTTCGTAGGGGACGCACCAGTGATATCTTAATACTAATTTTTCCATAATTTCATTCCGAATCGTCAAAGTCCAAATACGTGCGTATTTTATCCATTAGATTATTCCGTCTTCCAATCCCGCGACTCTTCAGAAATTTTTTGATAAAATCTTTGGATTCCTTTGAAGAGTGGACGGGATCAACTTCTCCGTGTTCATATTTTTTTGCCTGATTTTTGTGGAGAATTTGAGAATTTTTAGTTTCTCCTCCGTTGTGATTTCAATTTTCATGTGATCAGTGTATTCTAGTTTTCAATTAATTCTATTTCCTGATAATTATAGTTCGGCTTTAGTTCAAATTCTGTCAAAGTTAAAATTTTATCATATCCCAATTCTTCAATAAAGTCGAACCAACAATATCCCTTATCAAAGCAGGAATGATTACATGACAGACATACGTAACCCCCCCAATCAATCCCTTCGGTTTCTTCATATATATCATCACTCAAACAATTACAACATATTGGTTGATTATTTTTTCTGATCCACATACTTGATGTATCTGCATCGTATTCACAACCATAATCTGATTCATGATATTTGCAGGATTTTATCCTCCAACAAACCTCATCGTTTATTGATTTGAATTCTAGTTCTACTTTAGCGTTTTCCATAATTTTAATGGTTGTTGATGATCATCTTCACGACCCAGCCCCCCTGAAATGTGCCGGGGATTGGAAGTAAAGCGTCACCTGTAACGTCTGAAACCTCCGATAAAGTCTGATACCATTTCTCATTCTTTGGCATCTCCTTGGGATGGACTAGGAAGTGATAACCACCTCGCGTCTCCACAACGTCCACAGCTTTGCCACAGACATCGGTGAAGCGATCCAGAACGTTCTGGCTCTTCTCATCCACATCAAACGTGACAACCCTTTTCTTGGAAGCAGTCCTTTGGATGGTGGATAGAATCTCCTGATGGGGATTGCTGTTCTTACCTTGGCATTGCACCACTTTCATAAGATCAATCGCACCTTGGATGGTGGCTTTAAACATGTCTCGCGGATTTGGGCTACAGTATAATACCAAACTTTCTTGAGGCACCACGAATTCCTCCCCACCTTTACCTTTCATCGTGTAAGAACCGATGGGGCATTCCAATTGTTTGATCTTGGATACCATTCTTTCCTTGGTTGTCGTTAGGCGTTTCAAGTGGTTTTTATCCGCTTTGATCCAAGGATGTTGTTCTGATGAACAGTATTTTTTTCTTGTAAACGCTGCCAAGTAGTATATCTCATGCTCTTCCAAGTCTGGTAGCCAATCGATAAATCTTTCAAGCTCATCTTGATCCATTAAAAATTTGTAGTTCATAGATTAATTTCCTCCGTTTGATTTGATTGCCAGATGAAGTTCTTCCATGTGGGAACCCTATGTTTATTCATTACAATATGATACCAATATTCATCTCCCCTCAAGGTGATTTTCACCAGCTTACCCGAAAATTGATTATTGACAAGCCATTCGTAATTGTAAATTCGATACATATATATCAGCAGATACTTCTCAAGCAGCTTTTGAAGCATGAATACCCGCTTTCCGAATTTCTCTTGATACCGATCCAACTCATAAAGCTTTTGCCCCAAATCGTGATTGATCTTTTCCTTGGGTTCCTCAATCCAATTGAAAGAATATCCCCACCCATAACGATCATCCATCTTGGAATAATCCCAAGCCCACCATTTGTTCTGATCACCCGTGTATTCATGGGTTGGTTTGCAATGAAGAACAATCTTATTATTCACCGCTCTTGCCTTGATCTCCTCCAGAAACGGAAACCACACCCGCTCATCCCATTCCTTATCTTGTCGTTGGGCAGTCTGATAGGCTCTTGCCATGTCATTTAGACCATCATGAAGACTATTTTCATCAACTCTCCAGTTACGGATTAGAAATCTTCCGCGCAATCCATCAAGATAGGTGGATTCGTAATTATCGTAAATATATTGCCAATTGTCTGTTTTAAGCGTTTCGTGCATGGATGTAGTGTGGTCTAGTTTTTATTTCATTGCAAGGCAATCACCATTCGTGTTGTAGTAATCCCAAGCATATTCATAAGTGTCCTTGTGGGGACAATCAAAACAAGTGTAGTCCTCTGGCTTGTAATTCGGCGGTTCCCACTCCATGTCGGATGGGTGATCTTCAAATGTTGGGATTTTCCATTTCATAATTCAAAATCTCCTCATCTTCCACTTGCTCCATCTTATACAGACTGTTTGCAGTTGTGATATAGGTTACTCCCTCGTTCTCTTCCAGCTTCATCACTTCCGATGTGTGCATGGTTCCCCGCTTCACCACACCATTGCGATTCCAACGGTCAATGATGATCATCTTTCCGACTTCGATTTCTCCGATAAGCTCTCCCACGATCCAGTAGTCCACGGGAGGACTCTTTCCTTCGTGAAACTGTCCCCAAGTGCCACGCTCTTGGTCAATACGGTATTCCTCAACGGTGGAAGATTGTGTAGCCTCACTGTTGGGGTTGATATTTATTTTAGTTAATTTTATCATAATTTCATTTTTTAAAGTATGTTTTTCCATCCCCTCTCTTAATCACATCCACCCGCACCTTGGTAATCCCTTTTTTCAGGAAACCAAGCTTACTGGCAGCAGCTTGGGAAAGGTCAACGATCCTTCCCCGGATGTATGGCCCGCGATTTGTGACGCGAACCATCACATCCTTACCATTGGATAGGTTGGTAATCTTGGCAATCGTGCCAAATGGCAGAGTCTTATGTGCCATCGTGTATGAATCATCCCTCAGGGGGATTCCGCTTGCTGTATGCGTCCCCCCATTCGTGCGAATTGAGTAATGGGAAGCGATTCCATATTCTTGAGAGAACCCAAGGTTAATCGTCAGTAGTATAATTAGTATTGTTTTCATAATTTGATTGTATTCTAGTTTTTATTGGGATGGTTTGCAAAATATTCCGCAATGCTATCATCCCAAGGCTTGTTACGTTTATCCAACTCATCCGCTATGAATCGTAATTGATGAGATGATAAGTATCCGTTTAATTCTTTGGGAAAATAATAAATATATCCATCATCATTGAAGACGAAATCCCCCGCATCATCAATTATCTTGATTAATTTGTTTTTGTAACTTTCAATATGCATAATGTTTTTCAGGGTCAAATCCATATACTTCACACAAGTCCCGAAAAATCGGCTCATATTCCCAATATCTGCGATGAATTCCATCATAATATCGCTTGAATCTGTCGTGTCGAATGCCTTCCTCGTAAGGATTGATCTTCAAATCATACTCTCCAAATTTATTTTTTCTAAAAGCATTCTCAGCTAGAATAGCGTCTTCGGCTTGCCGTCTTTTGGATGGCTTTTTGATGTATTGAAGGTTGGTCATAATGTTTTCCATTTCTTTCTAGCAGCTTGAAGACACCCAATGATCCTTTCCAGTGTCTCCAAATCCTTAATTTCCCCATGATCGGGCAATCCATGGATCATACAACCGATTCTTTCAGATGGGAATTCGCAAAGAGTGACTTCAAAGTGAATCAGGGCATTATCATAGTATGTCTTGAAGACGATCTCTTCGTCAATTTTGTGTTTCATATTCATATTGTATTCTAGTTTTTAACGATGTTCTACAATCTCAAGAATATCTAAAATCCTGCTATCACAACCATTGTGAGATGCGAAGTGTGACTGGTGGAAGTGACCACACCAATGCTTTTTAGCTCCACAAAGTTCTATTAGCTTGGCAATGTCCTCCCGTTCCTTCACACATTCTTCCCAAAGTGTGGGGTCTTTCTCACACCATCCAGCGATCCCTTGCTTCGAAAAATCCCCGATCCAATTTGGAGCAGAATGCGTTATTAAAACATCCACCTTATCCACCAATTCAGGCTTCAAAACAAACGCTTCATCCTCCCACCATGACATATTGGGGACACGAATACGACGATCAATGCTCACAGCACCCCCAACAAATAGGAACTTCTCCCCATTGAATGTCTGGTAGGAATAATCACGTATCAATTCAAAATGAGAATGATTAACAGTGCCAAGAAAGTATTTGGGATCATCGTGGTTGCCCCTCGCTCCTTTGAATTGAATGTTACGCTTCTTGAAACGATTGTTTAGAAGCTCAATCTCCCTATGTTGCTTATCGGGAGATTTAAACCCAACGCCTAAATCGCCCACATGTAGGAGAACACAATCTTCTATTTTAAGGCTTTCTAACTTACGAAACAGAGCATCCCAATCTCCATGGCTGTCCCCAATAATACACACACTTGTCATCAGTAATCATCCTTTCCAATCCAGAATTGCTTCATTCCAAGATAATCTTCTTTTCCCCAAGGTGTGTAGAAAATCTCCTTATCTCTTCCCATCTTTTTCAATTGTTTCAAGGTGGGTAGAACATTAACCGTGAAATATTCCTCCCGACCACTATCATTGTTATAATATGGAATGAGTTCAATTTTTGAAATTGATTTGATCTGCTTATGTTTGGAGAAGTATTCATGAAGTTTTTTCAGATTATAATTTTTTGATCTGATATGGGCATCAATATAATCCCCCACAACAACCACGGGAATAGGCTCCAGATCAACTGTCCAAAACGTGTGATCGTAACTACATGCCAACACGATTTTGGAGATATCGATGTCCTCTGGATTTTCCGGCAATTCCTCCCCTTTCCACCATTTTTCATCCTCTTTTTTATTCCAACCCCAGTATGGATTTGTTTCTTCCAAATACTCCAAACTCGAATTATAAACAACATCAAAGTGTAATGTGCTATTATGTTTTGATTTTACGGCTTTACCGCCATATTCCAATGTTCTGGATGTTTGCTTATCGTTTACAACAACTTCCTTTAAAACAACATTGGGATGTAACCTATAGGTCGTGGTTTCCGTAACCACGGTTGTTTTCTTTTTCGTAACTTTCATGTCCCTATTGTATTCTAGTTTTTAACAGGCGTGAACCCCAATTCCTTGGCTTTTGCCTTGGATAAAGTCCGATAGCATCCACGTTTATTGACACAGAAAACACCAGCATTGCCCGTCACTTCACAGGTTTGGGATGCTTGGTATTCCGCCAAACGAATCATCCCCTTGATGATATCATCTCCCCCACTGGTGTATATACAAAGGCTATACTTCTGCTTCACCTGTTCGATAGTAACTGGCTCAGGATATCGCGTTCTCTGATATTTTGTGAAATCAAACCGCATTTTACGAAGCAGCTTTCGGATTCGATTTTCCCATTTCCACCAAGAGGTTGCTTGAATTTTTTTCTGCATCTCAGGAAAAATGATTCGTGGATTATCACTTGGGTATAGACGTTGAGTTGGCTTGAGAACCTTGCTGACAAATTTTGCTGCTTCCCAAGTCTTACCATTCCACCAGAATTTGAAACGCTTTATCCGCGTGTCTTCCAGATAATGGATTTTTGTTTTGGAGTATTGATTGATCGCTCCAAAGAGATTGAGAATGATCTTCTCCCATCCCTTGGGGACATCTGATATGCTCATTGAACCTTCTCCCCACTCAACGAAAGTAAAATCCATTGCCAAATCTTGAATGAATTTTGAGGATTGCTCAAAGTCTTTTTTCCATTGTTCTCCTGTCATATTATTTTAATTTCAAGCTGTTTTTAATATTCTCTACGTGCCGATCAATCACGCTTTCTGGTACTCCATGGGAGTTGGTTCCGTTGTGGCGTTTCTCCACCACTAGAGAGAACACCATGATACCACGCCTTTCCGCTTCGTCAATATAAAATTGAAATTCGGAAATTTTGGTGTTTGTGTTAGCTACCACAATAGTATCAAAAAGTTCTGGATTATCCAGAGCATACAGGAATTTTTCACGACACCGTTCATGAGCTTTTCCCAGAAGATCAGGATTGAAATTGTATTTCCCCAATTCATCATAGAAGTAATCATCAGCACAGCAGATTGCAAGTTCCCCGCCGAAGAGCATTGCTACAGAGCTTTTGCCGCATCCAGAGCTTCCACGAAGGATCACCAAATTTGGTTTTCTAATCTCAACATCACATCCCAAGTCCTTGAAATCTTGAATTATTTCTTCGTCACTCATAGCAGCTAATTGTTTATCAAAATCCTTTTTAAATTGTTCTATTGTCATAATTTTAAATATTTTTCCAGATCAACCCTTGCGGTATTTTGCGATGAGTTCCTTTTCCTTCGCAGTTCGCTCAACTTTGAACTTCTCCCCTCTTCGGAGTATTATTTTATTTTATCCATGACAATCCCATTCCTTAGCGAGACGGTAGATGTCTGGTTCTACTGATGTTTTGTATGACATGTTTTGATTGTGTTCTAGTTTTTAAGAATTTCCTTCTTTCTAGCTCCTTTGGCAATCATCACATAATGATTATCCTCCCGCTCAATCCTTGCTTGGGAATATCCAACCAATTCGGGATATTTCCGTTCCACGTATTCCCCAACCACTTGCCACACCTTCATATAGTCCTTGGTTTCATGGGCTTTATCCAATTTATTCACGATAGTCTTCCCCTTGATGGGGAATCTCTTTTCAGCGGCAAATCCCTCAATTACTGGTAAAGGAACTTTGGTGATTTGTAGGGGATCACGATAATTCACACCATTACCTTCGTATCCGTCGTTGTTCTTTAAAGAAACATATTGACGCAGGGTGGAGTAGATTTCGTATGCCAGTGTCCCCCCACCTTCAATCATTTTTTTATTGCATACCCCAAAATTACCCCGTAGATGACCACGCTTCAAACGCTCTTTCTCTTCCCAAGACACTTCCGTATTGCGTTCCCCATTCTCCCCATAGGTGCATCCATATTGGTCGTAATAACCCCCATGTCCATCGTATTTCAATTGGGGAGGTTCGGGATACAGAATACCCCTTACAAATGTTTCAATAGATTCCGATTCTTTCCAAGACAAGCCCACATCCCGAAACGCCTCATCAATGGCGATCCTGATCTGTCCTGCTCGCAATCTGGAATACACTTCCAAGGCAGTCATCATCACCCGAAGGTGTTCGTCAGTAAATTCAATTTTAGTCATGGAACGATTGTAGTCTATTTTTTAACCCATCCCATGTAGGGGGGATTTAGCAATCCAATTTTTAAAATCCCCCTCATAGTGCCATGCTCTTTTTGTGGATGCATGGTCTGGTAATTCATCAATTTTTTCAGTTGAATATGACGAGGGCCATCCATTGGATGGTTTTGATACCCCGTTGATAATACCGAACCCCCCAACATGAAATTCCACAACGTCCCCGATTTTATATTTCGGGTCGCCTTTTGGTTGCATTGCACACCATCGAATGTCTGAATAACTCTTACGATGATCCTCCCGTGAGTTATAATCCCACTTCTGTAATTCATTCATGTCTTCTTGCATGTCCCCAATATAGTCTAGTTTTTAAGAACGTAATCCATGATCTCCATCTCGAAAGATTTTCGATCCAAAACACTCCCCTCCTTCACATAAATAAAGGATTCTGGATATTCCGCATCCAACCCTGCCCACACCTCAATCACATCGTCCTCCTTCATCAGAAAGGTATAGCCCCCAATCACAGCTTCGTATTTCTCACTCATCACAGTCTATTAATTATTTTTTTCATCACTTGCTTAAATCTATATGTTGCCTTGTTGTTGGGAATATTCTTCCAGTGTGCGATCAATTCGGCAAACCACTCGGAATGGTTGGTGGAAGAGTAATCGGTGGGTAATCCCAACTTCTTGGCAATTGCCTTTCGATATTTTTCATTTTCAGCACCTTCCAGATTTTCCCTTTTCCTCTGTTTGATGGATCGGAAGAACCCATCCAACATGTTCTTATATTCTTCCTGAAGGTATTTTGACATTTGTCTAGAAACTCTGTTTTCCAAAAAGTGTGCGTATTCGTGGGCATAAATTTTATACTTGTCAGAATACTCCTGATCAATGTAAATCAGACGTTTCCAATACACACCAGCCGGATCGTCACCACTTCCCGTAACATTGACACCCTTTGTTCGTGGGTTTTTGCTGCTATCGGTGATGATGAACGTTGGTTTTCTATTGGGAATAATGTCCTTATAATCGAGAACAATCTTTTTGACCGTGTTTTCAACAGATCGTAGATTCACGGAACCTTCGGTAAAATCGTATGTCGCATAATGGTCGGTGTAAACCTTGATACCGAAAATATCCAATATAAGGGTCGCGTTCTCGATTTTATTCCTTAGATATAATTCCCTCAGTTCCTTCTCCCGTTCCTTGATCTTGTAGTCCTTCCATGTCTGGATACGTTCGGGTTCCACCCCAAGCTTCTCCATCTTACGGATTTTTGATACATCCTTTCGGGGTAATTTGGATTTCTCATCCTCAACCCATTGCTTGTTGTTTGGTAAGTCCTCAAGTTCCTTTTTGCGAAGGGGGTTGCGCTCACGCCTCTCAAAGAATGTAGAAAACGATTCCATCATCCTCTGATCGTTTGACCAAGCGTGGAGATATTGGCAACCCCGTTATTCACCATCACTTGTTCCATTCCAAACGTTTCACCACCCAATGCAACTATGTTAAAACCTTGCTGCCAGTTCATACACGAACCATATGTCGCATCAAGCGAACATAATGCACCACCTTCAAAACCAATTATCTGTCTTTCGGGGCGATTGCCAACAGCAGGTATTCTTTTAGCTGAACTCCCAATTCTGTGGGTATGACCATGTAGAATACTTGTATGCCATTTATCAATCTCACCTCTAGCAGACGCACCCCCAGCCCCACGCACCGTGTTACCGTGTGTCACAATCAATCCATTTAGGTCAACATAATCCACATGCTCCACATGCTCCTGATAATCTCCCATGAACACGTTCTGGTAACTCAGCTTATCCGTGATATCAGGCAATGATGCAAGTTCCCCCAAACGCTCCGATAAATAGCGTCTCCATCTACCGTCGATGGATTGTCCACTATGATTAGATACCGTTTCATAAATCTTAGCACCCCCCGAAACGGCAATCAAATTATCCAAAAATTCGTGGTAAGCAACCCGCTCATCCTGAAGACTCCACTGTTTCTTAATATCTTTGGGATATCTGGAGATGGCTAACATATCCATTGTATCACCATTCAGAACGATTGTTTTGGGTTTCAGTTCCTCAATGGTATATAGGAAGATGTTAATAGCCGCTTCATCATGACACCCAAAGTGGAAATCTGATCCTACTACAGCATAATCACTCAGACTTGAAGGAGCTACGGTATATCCACTGTGGACTTGAATCGGGGCAAGCTGTGAAAGGAACTCCATAATCTCCTCTTCAGATTTCTTAGGTTTCTTGGGCTTATCCCTTTGAAGGTTTTCGTTCACATAACCCTGCTTATATTCATCATAAGGAGTTGGGGATTCTTCGTCTTCTCCCTCTTCAGCGAAATGTTTTTGTAGCCACCCCTGAGCAGTCGATTTTGGGACACCATATGTGTCATAAATCTTTGAGAAAGTCCATCCTTTCATCACCCGCGCTTCAATCACACTTTGTTTTATTTCCATAATTTTTGTTTAGTCCTTATTATTTAGTAGAATATTTCTCTTTATAAAATTCCACCGTCTCTCTCAAAGCATCGGAATGATCCCGCAATTCAAATTGCCTACGGTAATTGAGACTATCCACAGCATATCGGAAATCATGTCCTTTTCTGTCTTCCACATATTCAATATCAGCCACCTTACCAAGAATTTCAGAAATGTCAATGATCATCTCCATATTTGTCTTTTCCACCTTTGATCCAATATTGTAACGATAACCAGCCCTGCCCCCTTCTGCGATTTCCAACAGGGATTTGTTGTGATCCCCAACATGAATCCATTCACGGATATTCTCTCCCGTGCCATAGACTGGAATCTTATTACCTTGAACCATATTACGAATCACCGTGGGAATGAACTTCTCATCCGCTTGATGCTTTCCAAAATTGTTACAGCAATGGGTCGTTAGAATATCCAAACCATACGTTGTAACATAGGAATTGGCGATCAGATCGGCAGATGCCTTGGATGCTGCATATGGGCTACGGGGATCAAACTTACAAGTTTCGATAAAAGGTGCTTCATACTTTTCCAGATGACCATATACCTCATCTGTGGAAATGTTGATGACTCTAGCTTGGGGTTGATATTGTCTTACCCATTCTAAAAGAGATACCATTCCCATCACGTTGTTTTCAATGAAAGGTGATGGTCCGCTAATGCTGCGATCCACATGGGATTCTGCCGCAAAGTGGAAAATGTAATCGAATTTATAATCCTGAAAATGAATTTTATCAATATTTCTAATATCATTATTAAGTTCCAAATATGACCAAGTATTCCAATTGGTGGCTGGTATCTCTGATTTAAGACTCCTACTACCAATACCCCCTTTATCAACATTTATAATTTTCACACCATCGTATTTTTCCAATAACATTTTGATGAAATTACTTCCTATGAAACCGCCTCCACCAGTAACTAAAACATTCGCATGTGTTAAATTAATCATAATCAGAAGTAACTTATCATTGCGTTTTAAAAAATCAAGCTAAATATCACTATGGATTACGATGATGATGACGAATTGGATAATGAGGTGAATGATATTATTTCACAGATCAAGAACCAATCAAAAAATTTCAAAAAAGAAGAAACGGAAATTCCCGAATTGAATCGGGAGAATCTGGAAGAATTACTACTGCGAACAGCCGCCAAGGTAATCACCCATTCCGTGGAGGTAATGGAAAAGATGAAAGATGATGTGATTGCCAGTGCCGATTCCAAGATGCTTGAATCTTATTCGGCACACACCAAAGCAACCACATCCGCTTTGGAAACATTATTAAAATTCAAGAATGCGGAAGACAAGATTAAGGCACAAAAGGAAATCGCTCAAATGAACATTGATTCGAAGATCACCAAGGGAGATGATGACGATGGGACTCCCAAGCTCACATTCACCAGAAATGATATTCTGAAACTTTTGGAAAAGAAAAAGGATGATGACGATGATGCTCCTCCCGCTGTTCCAGTGACGGTTGACGTTTAAATTCCGAATTGACCTTCAACGGTATTTAATAGGTATTCCTTATTCTTCTCAGGATTCTCCACCTTGAGAATGGTGTCACGGGTATCATAAACATCCCCATATACATCCAATTTGAACAATTCTTCCTTGTCCCCATCAACAACGGTCTTTTCAATTTCGTATGCAGTTGCCTTGGAATCGTTCTTATCGGAATCGAATGGTGTATAGGTCTTGCGATCTCCGAAGATACGATAGTATTCTTCCCCAATCATCTCTTTCACCTTGTCAAACACCTGTTGGCGCACATCCTTCAATTTGACGCGCCAGAACGAATCCTTGACCACGAAACTTGCGTTTGACTTAGTTACCCACTTTCCGGTTCTCTCCTCGCTGTAGCGATCCTGTGGCTTCTTATCAGCTATTGGGAGGGTGTTATCATGGATCACAGCCATTTTCATGGATGAACGGAACAATTGTTCCACCTGATCATTGGAATTTGTAATATTTTTTTGAGAAAATTCCGGTGTTTTGTTGTAAACGTCCACGGGAACGTCCAGTGCCACAATATCATCGGTGTAGAGGGTTGTATTGTGTCGGGTGGATTGGTTGTTTCCCAAAACACCCAGAATATCGGGAATCGTTTTAAAATATTTTTTATCTTTTGACAATTCCAATGTTTGAGCAGCAAGAGGGCCATTGAGGAGATGTCTCACATAGTAATCAATATCCCATGTCTCCAAATCCTTTCCCTCTTCATCCAACTTGTTGATGAATTTCTCCAATTGGTTTAAACCCAATTCATAAATCTTCTTGAACTCAATCATGAATTCAATCTCTTTCTCGGTGAATTGATCCCCCAGATTTTGGATTTGCTCCAAATCTTCCTTGGAAAAACATAATCCGCGAAGAACATCAATATTCGATCTCATATTTATTACTCAGCGTCAGGGGTTATTTTGGTGTTTGGTCCGCTATAAGTCTTACAGCATGAGAATTCATTCGTGTAACCGTCTCCTAGAAAAATATGTCTCAATTCGTGAACAAACCATCTACCAAGCAGCTTTTCATCGCTCTTCTGCTTGCCTTCTCCCACCTTGACAATATCAATGAATTTACCTCCTACTCTGTTGGCGGAACCAAGATTGGCAAAGATAGCTCTCAAATTATAAAATGTCAAGGTATTGATCATTTCAGCTTCCACCATCTTCTCCGAATCCTCCACGGGATAGGGGGAACGAAAGTGTCGGAATTTCTGTTTTGTATTTTTATTTTTAACGACGAATGGTTTGGGTTCTCCTCCAATCGCCTTGAAAGATTTTACGAATTTCTTCTCCCATTGCTTTTCAATGTCTTCCAGCTTCTTGATTCTCGTCTTGTGAATACCTAGAATTGGATCATATCCATAGACCACTGTATTGATAAAGAAATCGTTGTTGATCCCATACATGGGAGTGGAATAACCAATGTTCTTGATACCGTTGTTATACTCACTAACCTCGGCATCAGGAGGGGGGTTGTTATCGTTGGATGTATCCCCCACATCGGCAAAATCAGACAGGGTGAATGCTTCCATCACCTCATCCTTGTTCTTCTCAAATATTTTGGAGAGCAACCGAAGCTGATATTTACCCTTTTCCTCATCAAAATGGATGAATCCCTTCACATACATATCCCCATCTTTGGCATAGTAATGTTTCAGAAGATAATTCATCAAATCCATATATCGGAATGTGAGGGGAGGATGATATGTCAGTGTGAAATCGCCGCTCTGCCATTCATCATTGTCCACCATATCTTCCCCAAGCAGTTCCTTAAAAATATCCTTTAGAATATCCCCCGCTTTTCCAGAGCAGATTTTACCATATGGGATAGTATCCATGAATGGTAAAGCATCTTTATGCATCATAGATAACTTCTTAATGTTCTCGGAACGGACTTCGGGATTTCCAAAATTCTCCTCGGAAAATAAAATAAAATCGTATTTCAATTTATCCTTTGGTTTATCTTCAGGAAAGATTTCTATGGAAAACACATCCCTACCATCCCCTCTGAGAAGATACTTATCTTCCACCAGATCATAAGGATTAGCAATTGCCACCGATCCAACCAGAAATGGATTGAAAAAATTATCCGTGATCGTCAGACCACGCAGGGCAGACTTTGTGAATTTGACTTCCTGCCCATCAGGATTTTTGAGCTTGAATTCGCAGTCATAATTGACATCATTTATTTTATAAATATCTCCCATCAGAAATGCCTCCCCCCAAATATAGTATTCTGGGTGATATCAAGATAAAGCAGGGTTCTCAATTCGGTCTTGAGAACCTTCAATTGTGTTCCTCCTTCCACCCAGAAAGGGACTCCCGTGAATTTATCCTTATTAAGAAGATATATAATCCACCAAGAGCGAATGTCACCATAAACATTGAAAGATACCGTTGTAAGGGGTTGTCGAATCTGGACATTGTGGAACTCAATTACGCTAGAATCCAATTCCGGTATTTCAATCTTCTTGAGAATGTTATAATACGGGAATTCCTTCCCATTTGTGGAATCGTAATAGACCTTGAATATCCTCTCATAGCTTTTGATATCCAAAGCTGATAAGGAGGGAATCTGGTTCTGGTATTTTCCGATGTTACTCATATTTATTCTTCTTCTGAAATTTTATCCATGAAGTTGGAGACTTCGGTTGTGAGAGAGGTGAATGTCATGGAGATAAGATACCCCTCTGGTATGAGTTCATTGCCGTGCATTTGTCTAGCTCCTAGAAGCTGCACTGAAAAACTACTACAACTAGCCCATTTTATATATCTAATACCGGGAATCCTGATTTCATAAATCCTTGGTGGTTCCATTACAAGACCATTTCTACGAAATGGGCGATTGATTCTTGTAAGCTTGTTGACTAAATTTATATTTTTCTGCACACCATCAGCATTGAGTGTATTCGACAAGACAAACGATACCTCCAATCCTGCATCATTTTGGGAATATTGATATAATTTCGGAGTTTCAACATATGAACCCGGAGCAGTTGACATATTT